TAATTCGTACTTTGATTCGCTTGTTTGTAAACGTTAGGGTTGCGGCAGCGGCAGCTGCAAGAGCAGCGGCAACGGCAGCTGCAATTAATGCTGTAGCCCCTGCCCCGCTTACACCGCCATCTACCTGCAGGTTTCCTGCAATAGTAACGTTTCCATCAAACACAGAAGATGTTGCTGTCCCAGTTACATTTAAAGCAGCCGTTTCAAGCGTTCCTGTAAATGTAGGAGATGCTAATGGTGATTTTGCATCTATCTGTGTCTGAATAGCACTGGTTACACCATCTACATAGTTTAGTTCAGCGGCAGTAGCAGTGATAGCTGTACCTCCTATAGAAAAGGCAGTTGCATTTACAGTTCCATTGACATCAAGTTTTGAACTAGGTGCCGTCGTCCCGATGCCGAAGTCACCATCATTGGTCAGTATCGCGCGCTCGGTTCTGTTGGAACCATCCACTGCATCAAATCGTAGCCCTGCTAAACCATATCTAAAATTAACTCGGCCACCACTACCAAAACCGTCCCCCACAACTAGTACGTGAGTATCTGATGCACCACTAGCCCCAAACCGGAGATAGCTATCATTAGGAATGATGACATTGTTGCCCGAACCACCACCAGTGAAGGTAATGCCGTCGTCAAGTCTAATGTTGCCGTTCACATCTAATGCTTGTTGCGGATTACTGGTGCCGATACCGACGTTGCCTGAACTTTCCACAAACACACCCTCATTTCCCCCATCTCCTGAGAGGTAGTTACCATTAAGAGCAATGTTACCTGTCATTGTGCCTCCTGCTTTAGGAAGTAGACCTGACAGGTCTTGGTCTGCTGTAGCCCCGTCTTCTACATTTATTAAAGTACGCACCTCACTTGCTGTAAGTTGCTCTGAGTCACCTGAGCCTGCTGTAGTTCGTCCTAGAATTCTGTCTGTGGCTACGTTTGATACTACGTCTACAGAACCAGCACTAACAGTTTCCCAACTAGCGTCTGTTCCGTCAGTTGATAAGAACTTGCCGTTGTTGCCTGTTTGGTCGGGTAGGGATGAGCCACCGCCACCATCATCTCCATCACATAACTCTGAGCTACCAGTAATACGCACACAAAGCTCTGTGGGTGATTCAAACGTGAAGCCACCAGTACCAGCGTCATACGTTGCAATATCATCTTCAGCTGCAGTGTTTGTGGCTTCAAAGTTTACCGCTTCAATTATAAGGTTTGTTGAGTCGTAGTTACCAAGGTCATTATCTACTACGAAATCAATTGTGCCATCGCCATCCTGATAGGTGACTGTAATGCGTGTCTCTGTATTACCAGTGACCATACCTCCAGTCACATCTTGCGCTCGTTCAGTAGTGAAAAAAATGTTTGTGCCTTCAGCAATATCATCAGCATCAAGAATTACCACACCAGTCTGGCCATTCACTGAATCAACAGCCCCTCCTCCACCAGCCCCTCCTCCACCAGCAAAACCAAGTGTAGTTGTGGCTACCGGCAAATATGTACCGTTGGATTGCCCAACCAAAACATAGCCCTCAGTAGGGATTACAGTAGTTCCTGTTCCACCACGGTTCGGGAACAAAGTTTGTGCTTGCGAAACCATCGGGATGATGGTTAAGAGCATGATGATGGAAAGTAGTATTTTTTTCATAGCTATATAGTTGGTAAGTAATCGACTGATAAGGTGCTGAAGGGTTGTAGGCCGCTTTCAAAAGTAATTGTATCACTGTCAGCTGTATGTGAGTACGAAGCACCAGCTCCTTTCACCCGCATACCGTCTGCATACACCACCACTTGCTCAGCATCTGCTGGTAGCGTGAATACTAAGTTTGAACCGTTTACTGTCCCGGTTGGTGTGACATCCATCTGCCAGTTTTCGCTGCGCAAAAGAACCTGAGTCGAATCATTTGAAGCAGCAGCTGCGAGTAGTTGTATGAAAATCAGCTCCGCCATTGTAAGCGCGTCTTCTGGGTCGTATAGTGGTGTGTGTCTTCCGTTTCTGTTTGACATATTACTTTTTCTTACGCTTAGGGGCTAAGTCGTACATATCTTTATATTCTTTTGTAAGCCGGCTTTCCATTACTAAACTATCGTGTTCTCGCGCTTTTATTTGACGTAATTTAGTTTTTTCACGAGCTAACTCTTTTAGTGTAGCACTACGTTGTTTATTAATATCTATCATTTTTTGATTTGCAATAGCAACTTTATTTTCTTGACTGACAACTTCAGTTTTTAAATTTTTATTGCCTACATAAAAAGCTTGTTTTTGTTTTTCTAATGTTTTCATTTGTGCTTCAGAAGCACTAATATTACTTAATAAACCATCTAAAGTTCCTGATAGTTGTTTAATAATTGAATCAATAAATACAGCACTTTTAGGTTCTGAAATTTGTTTCTTTTGATAAACAATTTGAGCAGCAATAATGTCTTTGACTGCAGAAAGTTCATCAATAGTGTCTTCTATATTAGATACTATTTGTTCATGGTTTTTTTCTTTTTCAATAATTTTTTGAATGGACTCGTTTTTTTTGTGAAAAAATGAAGCAACTTTATTACTAAAGTCACCTAATATTGTGCGCTGAGCATTTACCTCAGACTTTACAGACACCAGCTCTGTTTCTTTTACTTTAATTTCATAAAGAATAAACTCAAGTTTTTCTTGAGAGCGTTGCACATCTCTTTTGATTGCTACCGCTGTAGCTGGTGTATATTTTTGGTTCATAGTATACAGGGCGGTTTCCCGCCCATAAATTAGTTGTCTCTACCCATAGCATTTGCTGTGGCTGTACCGTTTGCACCTCCTGCTCCCTTAATGGTGGCTTTGAAGCCAACACAAGCTGGTAGTGGCATACTGTCCACAAACTCAGTTGGAGTATCTCCGTCTACTTCTGTAGGAACTGAAGCAATTGCTCCTGTTCCATCATTTCGGTAAGGCATTTCAAACCACGTTCCACTTTCTTTAAATCTGGCATAATACCTAATTTCAAGAGTAGTGTGAGTACCCAAACCAATCTCCCAGTAAACAGACAGCTGTGCATCAGTAAGCAACTCTCCTCCATCAATCTCGAAAACATCAAGCTCAGCTGTGTTTACATCTGATTGATTTCCTCCACCGAGGTGATTTGGTTTACCGTACATAATTAATTTGAATTAAACTGATTATTCCTTTGCTGCCGCTTCTTCCTTTTCCTTAATTGCTTCTTCAACATCTTTCTTAACAATGTTTCCAGTCGCTCCAGTACCAACAATAGTATCTAGGTCGATTTCATGTTCTTCTGCAAGAGCTTTAACTGCATCAGATGGCTCTGAAGCTCCTGAAGCTCCTGAAGCTGCTGCTAGAGCTTCTGTAGCTTGCTTTGACACATCTTGTGCATTAACGTCAGTAACTGTAATCTGCATACCTAATCTTTCCTCTAAGAGAACAGCATCTTCATCAGCTACAACTATTCCAACTGAATTAATTTCAATTTCATTTGCTTTTTCGCCGTGTCGTTGACCATTGATAAGGAATTTGATGTCTTCTGCTTTTTTGTTTGATAGACAAACTTTTTTCATAGAAATTATATTAGTGATGTTGCATCCCTATCGCCACCCCCGAAGGGGCAGAGTAGAGATACAACTCTAGTAATCTAGGCTGAGTAAGCGTTTCCGTCACCCTTTGAACCAACGATGTTTCGCCAGTCGATGAATCCGTAAACCTTAGTCTGCTTCATTTTGTACACAACTGAGTCAACACCACTGTCGCGGTATACGTCAGTTTCTAGCGGTACGAAGCTGATGCAGACAAGTCCACAACCAGTTTCAGCATCACGAGAAGACTCGTCTACCAAGAACCACTTGTTTGTGTCAGTTACACCTGAGACATACTTAGACCGTAGAAGGCTTGGAGTTGAAATAACTCGGCCAAACATACCTGAATGTACGTTGATTTCGTTGTTGTTTGACCCAACAACTTTATCTGATTCGTTGATTTCCTTCGCAGCTCGGACAAGTCCGTTTGCTGGAGGGATGATGATTGTGGTATTACCACCGAATCGAGGAGAATCTTCTCCAACATCATCTGTGAACGTAGCACCTTGTTCGCGGGCTGCGAAGTAAGCATCATCAGAGAAGGCTCGCGCATTTCCTGCTGACTGCACTGCGTTTGATTGAGTTGCCCCACCATCTGCTCGTGCGTGCTGAATTGAGATAAGACGCTCGTTTAGAGGAGTCTTATTTCCATCAAGACCGGCATTACCTCGCACGAACAATCGTGTTGGCATGTCACTTGGAGCAGTAAACGCTAGGTTGAATACTTCAAATGGGTCTTGGATGTTAGTTCGGTTCTGCTTGATAAGAAGTTTCTTTGCACGCCCAAGGATTGTTGCGTACTTCTTACCTTCCTTGTCATTTCGCTCGTCTGGTACGAGGAATGAGTTTGCATCCTGTTCATCCGGGTCAAATACTTCGGTCTCGAAGTTTCGGATGAAAGTAGCTCGTGGGTAAGTACCACCGGCACTACGCTTCCCACTTCCTTCCACACCAGTTGTACCGATGTGTCGCCATACAGCTCGGTCTCCGTCTTCAGTTGTTTCACCAACGTCAGTAAAGAGAGAATCGGCCATAGGGTCAGTCCCCATAAGAGAGTACGTTTTGTACGCCTCGAATGAAGTCAGCGCTTGGTCTTCAATAGCATCAAAGTCAGCTCGGACTTTGGCTAGGAAAACATCTGTTGCGCCTTGATATAGAGTTTCTGGGTTCATATAATCAATTTAGTTAAAACTAGGCGATGTTGTAGCCAAGCATTTTGCTGATAAATGTCAGAGATACTTCTCTGTCGGTTCGACCTGTGAGGCCAAATGAGAACAATTGCATGTTCTCTACTACTGAGAAAGCGGAGACAGTACTTTCATCTACAAGCAGACCTGTTGAGTCTACTGAGAAGTTTCCAAATGCTCCTGAGTTGTCGGTAGTTTCTGCTGCTGCGTCTAGGTCTCCAGTGAACTCCATAGGGATGTATAGAGGAAGATATGAGACCTGTACCATATCAACAGTCGCATTGTCTGCTGCTGCTGCATGGCTATCTTTTTCGAGGACTTTGCCTCCTTTTCCTTCAATTCCAAGAACGACTCCAAGAAGCGCACCGACTGTGCCTCCACCTGTAAGAACTACAGAGGTGTCAACTTGAACTCCCGGGATGATGACTTCTCCTTGTGAGAGAGTTTGAGAGTTCTGAATCAACGCTTTCTTAACGTCTTGTCCTGAAACTGGCTTTGATGGCTTGAACATAAGTTTCAAAAATAACCTGATAATTCAACTATGAAATCAGGTCATTTTAGAGATGTGGATGAGACTATTGGTGAACTCGGCGAGTACCTTGTGTAGAAACCTTTTCGGCTGCTTCATTAGTGATATTCGCTCTCTTAGCTAAGTCTTGTACCGCTTGAGAGAATTTCGGTGGTTCGCCTCCATTGTTTGGTGCGCCTCCCGAACGAGCTGCATCTGCTGCTGCTTCCGCTGCTGCTTCTGCTTCACGCTGAGACTTTTCGCCTTGTGCTGCTAACAAATTATCTTTGTCAACAAAAGCGTAAGCCCCGACAATCTCATTGTAGATGTTGTCTGCATCAACTTTACCTGAGTCAATCTTATCGAAATGTTCGATTACAGCCTTCCGCTGGTCATCTGATAAATCTTTGAATTGCTCATTGAAGCGAGAGATGGCTTTGTCCTTCTGCTCATTTCTGAACTGAGACATAGTTTCATCTTTTGCTGGTGGTTTAGCTTTGTCATCACCGGCTTTGGCTGCTGCTTTGGCTGCCGCATCTTCAGCTGCTTTCGTAGCTGCATCTTCGGCTGCTTTTTCTGCATCAGTCAATTGGGTTTGTACTCGGTCTCGTTCTTTTCGTAAGCCTGTGGCTTTTCCAAGTGATTCCGCTGCTGACTCGTTAGACAGTTTGGTTAGATTTGCTTGGTCTTCAACCGATAGCTTACCTACTTCTGCTGTCAACGCATCTCCTGCTAACTCTCCATTAAGAGTCTTCTCTAAAATTTCTTCTGGTTTCATAGTTTATATGGATTTGGCGACAATCCTGTTACGCCCTTACTTCGATGTCCGTTAATAAAACAATTTACATAGCCGACAACGCTATTACCCAAATAGTACCACACGTTTGTCGGTTGCGAAAAGTATTGGTTGATAACTAGCCTTTTCGATTCTTGATTACTTCACTAGCAAAGCTCGTTGCAGCATCAAAATGGTCTTTGAATTTGTTCGGCTTTTCCTTCTTCAAAGGGTCTGGTGCATCCTGTCGTGGCTCTGGTCTTCCGGCAATCATTGAACTGAGTACCTTGAGCTGAATAAACATCCCTTGGTATCGCTGTGAGTTTTTTGGGTCACTGGCCATCTTCTTATGAAGGCTGTAGGCCAAGTAATCAGTCAACCGAGTGAGCTTGTGCTTCTGGGTGGCCATAACAGAAAAGCCATCATCTTTCACTCCGTCTGGGATGTCTTTGGTGTACTCATCAACCATTATCTGGTCAAATTTCGCAGCGAAAAGGATGTAAAGCCTTCTCAGTATTTTATCTAACATAGTTTTTATTATTATTGTTCAAGCCCCTTGTTTGCTTGAGAACCGAACTTCATGCCGGTAGCACTTTGATTCAAATTCCCTTGCTGTGCAGGAGAGTTCTGACGGCCAGTACCTTGGCCACCGCCCATAGCTTGCTGTTGCATAGCCATTTGTTGCTGTTGCTGCTGGTTTGGTTGACCGCCCATCAACTGACCGATGTTCTGGTCAGAAGTAAAGCTAGAAGGATGTTCACCATGCTTCTCAAGGAATCGTAGGTAGGTCTTATTGATGTCAGCGACACCAGCTGGGATGAATACATCGAGCATTGGTTGCAGCACTCCTTCGTTGAATGATGCTCGTTCCATTTCGTCTGACTTCTCAGGCTCGAGTTTAATTTCATCGATGAAGACTTCAAGATTCTGAATCACCTCCATTGGCATTTCGATAATCTCAGTAGTCTTACCATTTTCGATTCCCTTCTGAACTGCTTCAAAGTAAAGGTCGATGTCCTTGCTCACATTCTTCACGAACTTGACCTCAAGCGTACCAACGCCACCACGAGAGAGGGGAGCATTAGAGATACTAAAGTTACGCACAACATTTCCGTTGGCGCTGTACTTTCCAGTTTCGTAGAACTGAAGCATGGTCTTGAGTAGCAAGAAAATCTCCTGATGCAATAGGTCGTAGTACATCAGCAATGTGTTTCCAAGAGCTTGCTGCTTCATCTTCTCGAGTTCGTTGATTTCCTTCGCAGACTTTGGCTGGATAGAAGGCACGATGTTTGAAGAACCACCTTGAGCAAAGGATGACATCATTCCTTGGAGTGAGTTCATCATAGTGAAGTATGCACCAGAAGCATCGTTGATTTGGAACTCCTTGTAGGCGGTCACATCGTTTACCGGCACAACTCGTTGCTGACCAAAGATGAGGTCAGGTGCTTCAAAGTCTGAGGTGATGATTGGTGGGTCGATAGAACGTAGCTCTCGCTCTACAAGCATTGTGTATGAAGTGTTGAGAATCTTGGTTGTGTCCTTCAGCAAGAATGGCATCGACATTCCGTATGCAAATTTATCATCGATAGCTTCGTGAACAGTCCAAGTGTATGGCTGACCTTTGTGAGTGAATGGATTTGGTCGAGCAACACCTTTGCCTAGCTCATCAAGCCAGATACCGTTAGCCATAACCTTCTTCTCATCCTTGTCAGTATCGATTGAGGTCATCACTTGAATCTTGTCTGACTGTAGCAACTGAGTACCACCAAGCAGCTTGTGGAATAGTGAGTCTTCATCAATTTGATTACCCGGCACAACGAACTCAGCGTTCTTGTATTTCGCTTCAGGAAACTCTGAACGGAAGTCATCAATGTGCATCTCCTTCATTCGGATAGTCTTGCCCTGCTTCTGAATGTTTCGTTCCCAGATTTTCTTCAGGTAGATTTCCTCCAATGGGACAATCTCTGTGAAGGCATCATTCCACATTTTGGTTTTCTTGTCCTTGATGGTGAAGTTGTTGTTGGCGCGGTCAGACTCAGTAAGGTAGCGCAGGTCTCGCTCATCCATGTCATACCCAACGTAGTTACAGATAGTACCGTTCATTGTGGCGTATAGAATCTGCCAAAACTTTTCCACTTTGTCTTTTGACTTCAGCCGCCACTTTTTGTACATCGCTTGGAGTACTTGAGTGGAATACATATTCATCTCATCGCCAGATAGCTGAGGTGAGATACCGAGTGAAACGATTCGGCCAGTAAAATCAAGAACCTCCTTCCGAACGAAAGGTAGTGAGAAGTCGAGTCCGAGCGCTTCTAGGTCTTCAGACTTAGTGACAGTAGAGTTCCAAAAAAGCATCCGAGATTCAGTCCAAAAATCATCAAGAGTTTTGTGTTGAATTTGCCGGTATGCTGATTGACGGTCATTTTTGTATTTATAAAAGTCTTGGTATTCACCACCAATATGTTCCAGCGCTAAATCACTAGGGCGATAGAAGTCCTCGATTTTATATTTACCTGATTTTGTTTCTGGTCTCATACAATGCGCTTACCTAGCTGGCTTTTAACTTTTAGATTGTCTTTTACATTTCTTTCTCCCATATTGTGAGTCAGACCGCGCTTCAGGATTCCTCTCAGAAGCTGTCTCCGTTTCGGCTTCGGGATTTGGTAGAACTGTGTAGTATTAAAATTCTGTATTGCGTAACCACGCTTGTGAATGACATAGACATCTTTGCCGAGCATATAGTTAGCTGAGAGACCAAGCTCTCCACAGACCTTTTCGAGAAAAACTACAATATTTTTACGCATTGGAATTATAGTACCACAGTTTTCGCGGGCAAGGATGCTATACTGTATACAGTTTAACGATAATAATAAAAATAAAATGGATAAAAAAGTAAAAGCGGCGTTCGATGCAATCAACAAGCACGCAAAGAAGGATATTGCGGTAGTGGGAAGCAACAAAATTAAAGTCGAAGGCCAGTCAACAGGAGTTGAATTACTAGATTATGCAATCGGCTGTGGGGGCTATCCAAAAGGAAGAATCACTGAAATCTTCGGACTCGCTAGTTCGACTAAGACAAGTTTGTGCCTCTATGGTATCGCTCAAGCTCAAAGAGAAGGGAAGGTATGTATGTTTGTTGATGCTGAGTTCGCTCTCGACTTTAAGCACGCAGCAGCGATGGGAGTTGATGTTGATAACCTAATTGTGCTGAAGCCAGACTCTGGTGAAGAAGTGTTTGATACTATCGAACAAATGCTCCGAGATAAACTAGTTGACTTCATTGTGGTTGACTCAATCCCTTCACTCATTCCAGTGCCGGAACTAGAGGCAGAAGTGAACAAGCCAACGATGGGTGGCCAAGCGCGACTAGTTGCTTCAGGATTACGCCGACTCGTACCACTAGTATCGAAGAATGATACGGTGCTTATTTTCATCAACCAGCTACGGAAGAACATCATGGGTGGTACATTCGACCCATACACAAAACCGGGAGGTATGTCTTTGAGCTTCTACATCTCAGTGAGCATCAGACTCAGTAACATGGGTAAGCTCAAGAAGGGCGATGAGATTCTTGGTCAGCAAATCAGGTTTCAGATGAAGAAAAACAAGGTAGGCATGAACAACCACGAAGGGGAGATGAGGTTTATGTTTTCTGATGGCTTTCACTCAGAACTGAACATGGTTGAAGTAGCCACCAAAAAAGGCGTTATCCTGCGAGAGGGTAACACCTATATGTTTGGCGAGACTAAGCTCGGTATCGGTAAGGAGAAGGCTAACGCTGCACTCTCAGAGAATCCGCAAATGCTTGAGCAGGTGAAGACTCAATGTCAGCTATAGCTGTCTCCGTAGTAAGCAATGTCTTAGCAGTGGAAACACCGTTCTCGATTACACATCGAGTTACTTTTGTTGGGTCTACAATTCCTTCAGCCATCATGTCTTCTACATTCTTTCCAGTCAGTACGTTGAAGTTTCCAACTCCGTCACCGTCTTGAAGGATGAGGCCAGCGTTCGCTAGAATCTGTAGATATGGTTGACCAAGAGCATCGGCGATAACTGCTTCACCGGCAATCTTGTCATCTAGCACTTTGGCTAGGTCACGTAGAGTCGTTCCACCTCCCGGTACGATTCCTTCTTGCAGAGCAGCTCGACAAGCTCCAACAGCATCATCAATTTTCATTTTCAGATATGACTGCTCAGCTTCAGTACTCGCACCAACTTTGATACGTGCAATTCCACCAGCTAGTCGAGATAGTCGAAGCTCGAGTCCTTTAACTGGCCCATACTTCTCACCGTCTTCGGCTTTGATAGCATTACGGACTTCTTCAACTCGTTCAGCTACTTTGTCTTTGAAATCTTCCTTTCCAATAATGACAGTTTTCTTGTCGCTTACGATAACTTTTTCAGCGATACCAGATTGGTCAATCGTAATGTCTTTGATGTCCTTTCCAGTCGTAACTGCAATCGCACCAGTAACAGCAGCAATGTCTTCTAGTTCCTCGATACTTTCTGGTCGCTTCACTACTACAGTGTGAATCACGTTCTTCTCCTTGTTGGCTAGAAGTGTCTGTAGTAGCTCGCCTTCAACTTCAGTAGCGATTACTAGCACTGAACTGTAGCCACCACTCTTGAGAGACTGGAGACACTGCACAAAGTCAGCATTGAGGTTCATAGAACGGTCAGTGACGATGATTGCTGGGTTGTTGAGTACCGCTTCACCCTTATTGGTGTTAATCATGTATGGAGAAGTCCAGCCAGAATTGAAGGTGTAGCCATCAACGCTTTCTGCTCGGACATTTCCTCCCGGTGCTTCAAAGACATCGATTGCTCCATCAACTCCTACCTTGTCTACCAGCTCTGAAACCATCTTGGCAATCTCATCGTTTTCTACAGAGACTTGGGCTACTTGCTCGAGATTCTCAACCGGGATAGACAAAGCCTTTAATGCTTCGAGAATCTTCTTTGTACCAACCTCCATTTCGCGGCGCAAAACCATTGGATTGTAACCATTTCTTACTAGCTCAGCCCCTGCTTCAATCAGGTGATGGGCAAACACAATCGTTGAAGTAGTACCGTCACCAGCCATGAAGTTAGTCTCCTCAGCTGCTTGTTTGACTGATTCAGCTCCCAAATACTCGTATGGGTCTTCAGGAATGATTTCGCGGGCGATAGATACACCATCGTTGGTTACGATTGGCATACCGTACTTTTTATAAATAGCGTTTCGTCCTTTCGCTCCCATCGTTGGAGCTACGGCTCGGAATACTTGTTCAACTCCACTCATCAGTGCCTCTCGTGCTTCTTCTCCGTAAATTGCTTTTGTTTTTCTCATATTTATTATTATACTTTTAGGCTCTTAATTATAGCAGAAGAAAATGAACGAGTTTTGGCATCTGTTATATTCTTCCGCTGGCTCTTTAATAATCTCCCGACATTCACCGAGAAGTTCTCAACCATCACACGGCGGTCAGCTGTTCCGTCAGTACCGTGAACTGGCTTGAGGTTCTCACTCGTTGCTCCGGGCTTCGCTGCATACTTGGCATTAGATACAGCATCATACACTCGCATCACTCCCGGTGATTCGCTATTGAATCGCATCCGGGGGAGCATCATTGTAGTCGCATGATGTCTTGGTTCGTGGTTGATGGCGTACTGGTTGTAGCGCAAGTTGATTCCATAAGGCCGGAATGTATCAGCATCTGACTGATTGGTTGGTCGGCGCTTGATGGTATGGTCGAGTTCTCCAAAGTGGGCTACTGGCTTGTGCCAACCATTCACTTTCTCAATGAAATCGAGCTGTGGTTGGTTGTAGAAGCCATCTGTCTTGTTGGTGTTTGATAACCGAGCCAATTCGTTATTAATGTCTGCCATTGAAGCATTTGGGGTCAAATACGGCACATACCAGACTGAAGGCTTGTTGGTGTTCTCATACGCTTCAATCAAGTCAAAGGTTCTACCATTGAACTGCCAATATCCAATCACCGTCTTGTCCTGACGACCTCCCATGTCGAGACTGATGTAGAGAGGTCGATTCGGCACATACTCCAGTGGCACTACCTCCGCTTCTGTCACATTCGGGTAGTACTGAGACTTCGGAGACACAGAATAATCGATTTGAGCCTCACGCATGAGGTCAGGGTCATCCAAATCAATCGCTTTTTGCTGCAAATCTTCGTACCATTGTTGGTCTTTCCAAGGGTGGTCACGCCATGTTAGAGGCAGATATGTACCCTCTTTTTCGCATCGATTCTTGAAGTCTAGGGCTACTTTTGACTCCACAGTGGTCGAAACGTAGATTTTCATACGTGATACTGAGGTCAAAGCGCGGTTTACCTCCTTAAAGTGTTCAATGTAGAAGCACTCATCAAGAAATGTAGTCGAATACCGCCTAGAACGCCCCGCATTGGAGTTTGTAGAGCTTCCGATGATGGATGTACCAATATCCGGGTTCAAGAGCTTTAGCATCGAGTCTGTGGCCGTTCCCTTCGACCCTTTTGGCTTGAATCCGTCTGGTTTTATCCAAGAAGGCAACATATTGAGCTGCCAACGGATTTTACCGAAGATACAACCATCAGGATTGGCTGTTCCGTCATCTACTTCAGCCTCAGTACGTGAAAGCACGAAATCCGAGTAGTTTGGGTAGAAAAGCCACCTCCAAGTGAAGTAAGCCGTGATTAACCAAGTCAAACCCATACCTCGGGGCTTGTCAATGAGACAGTCAATGTCCAAGTGAGAGTCCTCGAACTCCCGAATCTTGTTCACAATGTTGATTTGGTACGGAAACATGAAGAAAGGCTTGGGTTGAGCATCATATTCAGTCAATTTCAAGAAACAGAAGTCCTCAATGAACTTCACCGGGTCATTTGCATAGATGTCGAGCAGTCTTTCAGCCCGAACCATCTCATTTTCGTGCATTTCCTGAAAATTCTTCATTCGCGCCCGCAATTTCGTCAGATACTCGTCTGAATTGTAGTACTCTTGGATTAAAGCGTGTCTCATATTAAGTTTTTCCAGCCATTTCGACCATCGCTGCTTCCAAATCTTCTCGCCCGGCTTGATTTAAGACCAATTGCTTGAAAACTTGGATATTTGGTCGATGACCGCCTTGTAATTTACTCATTGTTGTGGTCAAAGCGTTCGCGAGCTTGATTCGTTCCCCCGGAGACATCTTTTTGATGTCATCTTTGGTAATTCCAGTCATCAAATCGTTTGCCATCGCTGCCATTTTGAGCAAAGCCTTGTGATATTGAACTTCAGGTAGCGCGTACCTGCCCCCATCCATATTCGTACTCACAATCTCAGCTCCACTCTCAGTCTCTTTAACGGCAAAAGGCTCAGTGTATTTTCTGAGCATTTCATTTGCCTCCATCACGCCCTTCATCTCGTGAGTAATAGCGTGTGGATTTTCTTGGAGGTATTGTCCGATGGTAGCTGTAGTTGAAATCAATCTGTTCATAAAAGAACGTGTTGCATAATCATCTCCAGCAGCTTCGTATCGCCACATCCATTCTTCCCATCGTGGATTTTCTTTAGCTCGGCTTTGGAAAGCTCGAATTGACACATCTGTGACACTGAACTTCCCTTCAACAGTAAAGAAATGGACTAAGGAGAACCAATTCATAAATTTCAATTCATCCCACTGAGCAAAGTCAGTTTTTCTGAATCTTTTCCCTACCAAATCTTTATGTTTATTTTTTAGACCTTTTTTACTCATAGCGAAATAGTACCACATTACTACTTATCATCGTCAAGTTGATTTAGTGAAAACTGAGGTGGATTCTTCCACTTAGTCACATCTACTTCAACCGGGACTACTTCTTCATTGCAGCGACACTTCACTCCGAGCTTCCTGACTCGCTTAGCCGGGTCAATAAAGTGGTCAGAGTGCTTCTCAATCCAAATGTTGACGTACTTCTGCAAAAGAGGCAGTGTCTTGGCGTTTGTGTAGTCAAGTACGTTTCCTTTTTCGACATTGTGCTTCTCACACATGATTTGTAAGTTATCATCATCAAACTTGTGAGCATCTGGTAGACCAAGCATGTTCAGCAGTGCCTTTGGAATGATGTGGTCAACTGTCAGATTGAGTGTGGCTGAACACTTGGGGTGACAGCAGTGACCGCCGTGGCGTTTTAGTTTATTTTTTACAGTTTGTAGACTCATATCAGAAGGGTAATGTTTCTTTGTGTGGCAGGTCTTCTCTGGTCAGCCAAACTTCGTGATTTCCGTGGCAACAATCGAGCATAATGAATTTTATTTCCATCTCGCCGTCTGCATTTAATCGTTTCTTCCCGGTGTAGACCGCATGTTCCCCAAAGTGAGGGAAACTAGCTATCTCAACGTAGTAGCCCCCTACTTTACCGGCCATCGCTTAGCTTGTTTCATTTTTTGTTGGTTCAGACATCTCTAATAATCTTTTGTTGATTCGTTCAGACAGCTCCGCCTTCAATTCTTCTACACCCACTGCTTTGAGGGTTGAGTCACCATGCTGCCGAATCCATTCATCAGCCAGCTTGGTAGCAATCAGCTCCATCACATACGTCACTGTCTTTTTCTGCATATCAGGAGCAGACATTTTGGTGATGACTTCATCTGTTGTTAGGTTCTGTTGAAATTCGAGCATATTATTCTTTGTTATCTTCGATGGCTTTTTCCACCGCAGCGTTCCGCACAAAGTCACTGAAATCTTGGTGAGGCTCTAGTGCTTTCTCGACTTCATCAATCTCATGCTGATGCCAGCGGATGTTTTTTTGGACTTCTCTTTTCATACTAACGGAATCTGAAGGAGAGAGACTCGACCCGCTTCGCACCTCCCGGTGTGAGGAAATGTACGCTAGTCTTCTTCCAATTAATTCGTAAGAATGTGCCACCACCTGACTCAATCGATGCCTTAGCTCTTGCTTCGACTTCCTTTTTTCGCAGCTTTAGACCGCGCATTGGTTGTCTTTTTTGTTCCGGTGCTTTTCCGAACATTTGTTCGCGGATTTTTTGTGCTAGATTCATTTTGCATTTCAATTAATGAGTCGATTAAAAATTCTGGTACTTCAATCATGTGAACTTCAACTCCCATCTGACGAGGTACATTCTTCCCCCCTACTCGGTTTCGATTCATCGGGTGGTTCGGGCAGCTTGGCTTGTGGCTAGAGAACATTGCTGGGTTGGCTGGCTTTTCTCCAAGCACACCTGCTCCTCCAACCGATTCTCGACCAATTCCTTGCTCTCCTACTCCAGCAAACTTTCTAGGATTCATCCGAACATCTCGCGCCAAAGCTGATTCTCCTTTTATAATACTTAGCTCTTTCTCACGCTTTTCTAATCGTTTCTCAATCTCCAGTTTTGCTTCCGTCATACTTAGCTCAATCTTCCTTCGCTTCGTCATTTCTCGGTTGTCACCCCAAAGTGCAATTAAGATGAATCCTAGAAACCCAAACAATCCGATAACAACTCCTACTAATACTGATACTAATTCCATATTTATTTTATTACTGTATAACCTTCTTCAAATGCTTCGGCTGGTGAGAACGAGGCGTACCCATCCTTGTAGAGAACGATGTACCACCCTGCAACTGGGTCATGCTTCTTGATAATATCTTCCGGCACGTTCATCACTTCGGTCTTGCCGTTTACCTCGAGCGCTAGATTCCGAGTCATATTCCCGGGATTTAGCTCACCGATATCTTTAATCTTCGCTGCTCGTACTGTCTTGTGAGAACGGTACTCTGGTAGTTCAAATGGTGGTTGCATACTATTGTGAAGTTGATGTGCTAGTAACTCGACCTTCGACAAACTCTGAGCCTCCGTTGTACTGTACGATGAAAGCTTCCCCATCGACCAGACAACCAATCTCATCACTGTCTTCGTAGGTGAAAACTTCTCCATCACCTCGCCCGCAAGCGTACATCTTCAGAATCTGCTCATCAGTCCAATGCTTCCCTGCTTCATACACTGACCCAACTAGAAACCCTCCTCCCCAAACGAGTAGGATTCCTATAATCAGCATTGTAATTTGTATCTTCATATCTTAATTTTTATTTATAAATCTGTTCGAGACAGACCGGAGGGCGCTATGTACATATAGCGTGACTAGGGTGTACGCCCAGCGATACAGAAATGGGTTTTCAAGACCGCTTCCTGCACCCTCCGGCCTACACCGAACGTAGGCCACAACGTAGAGCCAGTGGGAGAAGTACATGTTCGTGAAACTTCCCCACTCCGTCCATTATATCATATCTCGCTATACATGTATATACAGAGGTGGGGGTAAAGAAAAGGAGGGGTACAATTTGTCCCCTCCCTAGCTAGTCTGTTCCTAGCAGTCAAGATTTAGTCACCCCCTTTCGATGTAAAAAGTACTCGATGAGACACTCGATGGTGTGGAAATGCAATCCCTTGTGCGTGTACTCACCACCGGCGGGTATCACCGCATGACAGCGAGCGCATCTCATCGTGGGTTGCAATACGGACAGCCGTACACGAATACTCTGTGGTGTGGGCATCCCCCGGTCATCACGTAGTCCGGCGAGTGCGGTTGTGGTTTCGGTATTTCCAAGTCCAGTGAAAATTGCTCGGCGTTACGAAACCTTTCATCAAGTGGTAAGAACGGTTGGTCATCCATGGTCTCCTCCTGTGGTTGAACGTCTACTTTTATTATACACGCTTCCAAGTCAATAAATGATAGTGCAGGTGCTGCGGCTGTGACTGACCAACCGGATAGTTCTGCATGATGCAGTCGTACTCACCACCTTCCTCAAACGCCGCATTAATCAGACCAAGCTCCTCTTTAGCAGCCTCACTTACTCCTTCATCAAAAGAGGCATGAGCTTTCAGCACGAGCATGTGGTGAACCTCAGCTACCGCATCATACGGATAGTTATTCTCAATCAACCGCCAATGAGTGAACTCAGTGATAACCGTCATCGCCTCTATCTCACACATAAAGCAATTGCCAGCCGGTCTTTGAGGCTCATGCTGGTAACGCTCCCAAGTAGCCGCACTCCGTAATTTTGTCGCCATATTCGATTTATTTTTCATGCCTCTATTTCTGCTTGCGTATAATCATCCTTCACATCCTCTATGAAAATCGGCACTTCTAGCGCTGGAACAATAAACCCACCTTCCTCTGGGTGAACAAAAAAGCTCTCTAGCAAATTCAGCATCTGTAGCTTCTGCTCCTTGGTGAGCATAATCTGAGCATACGAATTAGACATCGGCTCGGTCTCCATCAAAGCGATTACCCGCAAATCATTGAAGCTCTCCTCGTAGGGTGACTTAATCATACATCAAATTTTATTTCCACCTTCACCGGCCTAATATCGCCGAGCTTTATGATACTCGGAAACCCTTTGAAGATTCGATTAATCTCTGCCTGACACTCTTTGCGCGTCCGAAAGAACCGCCAATCGCTCGGCTGATGCAAACTGTTGTAGATAGTCCAAACAGAGTGTTCCATACTACCCTTCGCAACTTACACAAGTATTATCACCCGGCCCACGATGCACCCGAGGTTTCGCTGGCGCACTCTCACCCGACACATCCGGCAGGTCGAAATCCGGCACATCTTTTTTATGGGCAGAACTAGGACAGTCAGGCCGACAGACCAACTTCCCATCAACCCAATCCCCAATATGTTTCAAGTCTTCAATCTCTTTTATCATACCCCAATTCTACCATAAGTTAAACTCTACCTACGGAAATCCCGCACTGTTTTTTTAACTAAGCCCGAATCTAAGTAAGAAAAAGCGATACCTAGTTTCCGCACATCTTCGCGTGAAGCCAACTAGAAGAAGCAGTGAATACAACGCTCGATGACTGGACGATATTATGAGATGTATACCACCTTTCGCGAGCGAACAGCTTCTGGCGCTACCTTTCTACCTATAGATACAGGGAAACAGTGATTCCAAGATACCCTTATTTTAAGCCATATAAAGTTTTTTTCTACCGTAGGGGAAAGTTTTCTAGGTGCGCTCTGCTATACAGTTTTTCATTTTGGTCATATAGCACCGGGTGGTTAAGCGAAGGAAAGCCAAGAAAACCCCAACGATGGTGTTGGTTTGTAAGGGTTTTTTACAATTTTCGTTACAATTTGCGTGTGTGTGTGGGTATTTATATATATATTTTTGTGTGTACCTACTACTGCCACCCCTAAACGGTAAACTATAGGCTACTAGCTGCATTAATGCCTCCAGTAAAGCAATAAAAGCAAGGCAAACAAGGGCGACAAGGGACAAAATAGCCTTGTTTATAAGGGCTCGAGCGTGTATTTATGGTATAAAGCGGGGACTCGTAACCACAAGGAGAGAACAAAGCTACAATGATTATGTTTCTACACTTGTATTAATGAATATATAAATAAGATTGTTTATAAATGTATCTAGCGCGCGGGCTGGGGTTATAGCTTTATATTGCGGGGCGAAACTATCAACGGCTATTCTATACACTAGGGTTATATATTCTTTTATGTATGTTCAGAGCGCGGGCCTCCCCGATTAATACAGTTATTTATAAGGCTATTTATATCTATTATAGGCGATAGGCGCAACGGGTATATTTTCGGTATTTAGCGCGCGCGATTCGGGTATATTTGGGTATATATTAAAAAGTATTTTTCCCGATTTTCGCGGCGAAATATAAGCAGCTTGACAGCGTAGCATTGTTGTATAGCAATGTTATATAGTGTGTATAAGTGTTGCATTATTATTGTGGCTATGATACTATAGAGGAAGTAGAGAAGTAAAGGCAAAATATAAAAATAAAAATATTAAAATATGTCAACGATTACACCATATAACAAAACTACGGGACTAGAATACCAAGGGTACAACGTAATTTTTTTACGCATGGCGGGCTTTAAGTCACCCGAGTGGGCTACATTCTTACAGTGGAGGCAAGCGGGCTATAAAGTAAAAAGAGGTAGCAAGGGGACACACGCGCGAACATTCGTAACAGTAGACAAGAAAAAGAAAACAGATTCAGGAATAGCACCGCGCCATTTTGTACTTTTCAACATTGAACAAGTGGAACTTTTACCAGTAGACAAAGCACCCGAGGCGCTAGACAATAATTGCCTAGATAATAAATACTAGAGGCGTAGCAAGTGGCAGGGCTGGAACTTTTCAAGCCTTGCAACGTGCCACGGCACAAAATTAAAAATAAAAATATAAACTATATGCAAAAAACAAAAGTAGAAAATATCCAAAATAATAGCGGGCGTGCTGTTGTGAACCAATTTGTGATTTATACACCCGAGGGGCGCTATTTTCAAAGCTATGCGAGTGTTATCGCATTTGTACCATTTGGAGGCGGGCAGATTCTGATTGATTCGCAAAAGTGGGAATATTCAACGACTACAGGAAAATACCGCAATATTTTTCTAGGCGAAACCAAGGCCGAGACTACTAAAAAATTAAACGAGGGCATTTATAAATTCGCGGAATTAAACTAATTATATGGAAGGCTACAAAACTATAAAAAACGGCTTTTCTATTATTGTAGAGCCATGGAGCAATAAAATTACAGTCAAGGACTTAAACACAGGACATAGCACTATAAAAGTATTGAGTGACCATGTAACGGCGATATTACTAGCTAAAAAATTATAGATATGATTGAACTATATATAACAGGCGATGGGCTAATGTTTTGGAGCGAGGCCGAGGCGCTGGAGCATTGCGAGGAAATACGCGACACTATGGGCGAGTTTATCGCGTGCGAGTGCTTGAGCCAACCCGACATTGCAAAGAGCTGGAACGAGCGCGAGGAGGCTAAAAATGCAAGCCTATGAGCTTAAAGGACGGCTACACGTACTACGTGTATATGGTGGATGCTGGAGGCGTAGCAGTGACATTGCTATATTCTACCCCGAACTACTATGACGCGGAACGATTCGATAGACAAACGAGAATAAAAGACCATAGCACCGTATTGACGGCGACAACCTACGAGGCGGGCGAGCAATTACTTAAAAATATAAAATAGCACTATGGATGAATTAAAGCAGGAGCTGGAGGCATTACAGGCGCGAGCCTATGAGCTGGAGAACAACGAGAACGATGACGAGTACAACGACCATCTAAATGAAACCGCTGGAGATGTTGAGATTCTAGGCATGACGTACCAACCCGCGCGAGTACTGGAGGAGGTAGACCCCACGGCCTACCGATGCGGGCATACTGATTATAATGACGCGCTACTTTCTGAAGTGAATGACGAAATTGATGCAAAGCAGGAAGAAATTGATAATTTTAACGACTAAATATGCAAACACTAGAACAACAAGCGCGAGCCGAGATGCGCGCACGAAAGACTAGACCATACAAGCAAGCGCAACGGCGCGAGCTGGTGATTGAAATTATAAGCGGGATTGCTTGCATGATTCTAGGCATAATAGTGCTATTTGGATTCATGCTGGTATTACCTGATTAATATATAACTATGGCTAAATATTGTAAGTTTGAAGAATGTGCAGCGAGTAGTATGCAACGATTTAACAACGATACATGCGATAACTGTTGGGAGAAAATACAGGCGAAACTAGAATATTTTCGCGGCGAAATTGAGGCCGAGCGTATAAGTTACGGCGAGATTGCCGAGCTACAGGAACTAGCCGAGCATATTGAGGCGGGCGATGTATTGCTACTGGAGTGGGCAGGAGTACCAGAACATGAGGCCGAGGAGATGCCACTATTTGAAGGAACGCGGGAAGCACTTGATAAATTAACTATACGATAATATGGAAACTATTGAAACAACACAATACAAGGGACTGACTGTAAAAATTCACCCCGACTATGACGGCGGGCGAGATTTTAGTGAGGACTTTACCAACCCCGAACCGTTTCATACCTACGGCAAGTGGAACGGCTACAATTTGTTTGAAACTGAAGGCAGAGGCGATGAGTTTATGGCGCACGTACTGGAGCAGTACCACAATGAGATTGCAGAAAAATACAAGTCACTAGCTGAGAGTCACTACCTTGAGGATTATGACCAAGGCTATGATGACATGATTACAATGGAGCGAGCCGAGGAGCTAGTGCAAAAATGGATGGATGCCGAGCTGATAATGATGCCGATTTATGTATATGAACACGGCGGGATTACTATGCGAACCAGCGGATTTTCATGCCAATGGGATAGCGGGCAAGCTGGATTCATCTACATAAGCAAGGCCGAGGCGCGCAAAATGTGGGGCAAGGCTATGAGTAAGAAGCAAGTGCAATGGATTGATGAGCGTATGACCGAGCGTGTGGCGTATCTAGCTGCTATTTGTGAAGGCAGTATCTACGGCTACAGTATCGAGGATGAAGAAGGCGATGTACTGGATTCATGTTGGGGATTTGTCGAGACTGAGTACCCGATTGAAAAGACTGAAGTCTATATGGAGGCGATGAGCAGTGCAAGGTACTACTACAAGACACGGCTGGAGCGACACATTGCCAAGAAAAAAGCCGAAATTATTAACCGCGTGCCAGTATTGCTACGCACAACATTTTCACTTGTATGACCACAATCTATAGCATTGATGCCGACAGGCAGGAACGCTACGACACGGTAGCACCCGAGAATGTAGCCAAGACCATAAAGATATTGAAGAACAAGGGACAGCTGAAGGTACGAGTTATACCCGAGATGCCACAGTTTGAAGGGACGTTTGAAGCACTTGATAAATTAAAAATATAACTATGGATTACAGACTTGAGCAGGAAGTAGTAGCACTTATAAAGCTGGAAGATGAACAGCAAGACTTTTTGGAGCTGGATGTACTTGAGAACGGCGTGATTCTAGGCGAGTCAATCATGTTTGAAAAAGGTAAATTGCGTATGCTGGGTATTGGAACGATGAACGGCGAAGAATGGTTTGACCGTGGGGACATTAAAGAAATACCTGAAGATTTTTTCGAGAGTTTCGAGCTGTACGTGTACTTTGCCAAGAGTAGCGAGAACGCGCCAGTACCGTGGGAGGCAAGTACGCTGAAGTACCGAGTGACTGGAGTGAGTGAAGCTGTTGATATTGACCGATTCATTGAAAAAAAATGATGCGGAAGGATGCGACTGGAAAATTCACTACAGGAAATAATAGCGGGAGGCAATTCAACAGCGAGATGCTGAAAGGCAACCAGTACGCGAAAGGCAACCCCGCGAACCGAACGAGTTTTGACGGTACACAAGTGATGGAGAAGCATCCTTGCTGGAAGGGAGGGATGCAGAAGCATAAAGACGGCTACTACATACAGTACGCCCCTAAGAAGCGCATGAAGCACGCCCGCTGGGTATATATGCAAGCCTATGGTGAAGTACCCGCTGGACACGTTATATACCACCTTGACGGCGATGTGTACAACGATGATGTGAAGAACCTTGAGGCGATTACTCGAGCTGAACTTATAAAACTAAATAATAAATAATTATGGAAATAGTACACATTGAAGTACTGAAGATGGATAATGGAGAATTTTTGAGCAATGGCGAGAGTCTAGGATTCGATAAAGACGGCAAGCGATTCAAGATTGTGAAGCGATTCGATGCACTTAACGGCGAAGAAATAACAGAATAATTATGTACAAAAAAGAACACCTATTAGTAGCCAAGATTGCGAGCAAGAACAGCTTAAAGAAGGAGCTAAATTGTATCGCGTACCGAGGCGACAAGGTAGTAGCTACCGATTCGTTTCGGATGATGGAAGTGCCGGTCGAGGATGGTGTAGCACTTGAGAAGCCAGACTTGAGGATTGCCAGCAGTGCCAAGATGCCCGCGGGCTACCTGATGGTCGATGAACCGCTAGGTTTGGAGCTGAAGGATGCCGACAAGTACCCCGACACTGATGTAGTAATGAAAAGCAGTGCTGAAGGTGAGTTTGTCACATTTAACGTGAACGGCAAGCTATTCGGAGAGTTGCTGATGCAGATGGCGAAGCTGAACAATTTTGGGCAGGTAACAGTGAAAGTGCCAACGTCACCCGGAAAAGCGATTATGTTGGAAGCACCGTACCGAGATATGAAAGCAAAAGGATTAATGATGCCGATGAACAAGTAATTTTCGCAGCGAAATATGAAATTCAAAATACATTACACAATACAGGGGGTTGAAGATGAAATTATTGTCACAGGTGACACTATCGAGGATATTAAGAAACGAGCTGATGAAGAAATGACTCGCCGTGGAGTAGACCAATCAACTTGTTGGAGTGAAGAATTATGAGCAAAAAGAAAAGAAACGTAATCGACGCGCCAAAAGTAACGAAGTTCCTACTGGAGGCGTACGGAATACGAAGCAAAGAAGTGAACGAGTACCACCTGAAGCTATACCACGATGAGTATGAAGGCTGGTTTGACTGGTATCACACGACTGGAACGCTGGTAGCGAACCGAGCTGGAGGCACGAGCAAAATGGGGAAGATTAAAAACGATGAGGAAGTGGCACTAATAATAAACAAACATATTTATGGAGAAAGAATTATATCTTGAGTTTACTAATGAAGGTGAGATTGATGTGAACGCACTTCGATTACTTGGAGCGAGTACTAAAGAAACTGATGCAAGCAAAATTGGATTCTGGGGTACTGGCCTGAAGTATGCGATAGCGGTACTGCTACGCGAGGATGTGGAAGTGAAAGTATTCAGCGGTAAAAAGGAAATTAAAATTGGCAAGCGTAAAACCAAAATGAGGAACGAGACCTTCGAGGTGATGACTGTGAACGGTACACCCACAAGTGTGACCACCAGAATGGGGAAGGATTGGGAGCTATGGTATGCAGTGCGCGAACTGTACGCCAACATGAAAGATGAGGGTAGAGACACGATTGGAGTGAAGGATAAAGCTGAAGGCAAGGCGGGCGAGACTAGGATTTTTGTCGAGTTTAATGCTGAATTGAAAGACGTATTCGATAACCTACCTAAATACTTTTGTTTCAGTAGAGAAGTGAAGTACGAGTTTGCGCTGGATAAAGTATTCACCCGCTACAGTAAAAAGAAAGGGATTATCTACCGGCGAGGATTCGCAGTTGGAAGCATGGAAAATATGCTATTCGACTACGATTTGCACGACATTGATATTAATGAAACCCGAACAATTAAGTCTTCATACAACTTGCCACAGCACCTTGGATTGGCTTTGAGGCGGTATGCACCACTGGAAGTGATACGGCGACTAGTGAACACAGCTTGCTATGAACGTGACCAGCTAGAATACGATTGGTCGGATGGAGCAGGATTCTGCGATAGCTGGCTAAACGCACTGCGGGGCATGGTGATTATCCCCCGCGAAGCTACTGGATTCTATGTCGATGACATGAGTGAAGCACATTTGATTTTGCCTTCAGGATTGTGTAAGGCACTGAACAAATTCTATGGTGACAGCTTGATTATTCGAGGCTTCAGCAACGGTAAGGAGAAGATTATGCAGAAGATTGAAATGAGTGAAGTTGAACGACAAGCAATTGATTCAGTGATTACTAAGATGGTGAAAGTATTCCCTGATGTTGGCAACATAAATTTATATGTAGCCAAAATGAAGTCAAACATACTAGGAACTGTAGATAAGGGAGGTATTGTGCTGAACCAGAACCTATTCAATATGGGCGAACACGAGCTGATGAAGACCATTATCGAGGAGTACATTCACATTAAAAGTGGATCGACAGACCGAACGCGCGAGTTTCAAGACTACGCAACCCACTGTATTGCAACCGCGATACAACGTGTGAGTAAATAGCATTGATTTATGTTCAGAGATATGTTATCATTGTTACCGAGTCATTATAAAAATAAACCAACCAACAACATGAAGCCAGATAAATTATTTAACGTGAGCCTGAAGATTGGATATGAAACCAAGCTAGGGATTGTGAAAGCAGAAGATATTGCCAGTGCGCTGGATTTTCTAGCCAGAGAATACCCGACTTGGCATGTAGATTCGATTGATGCGTCACCACGAACTATTCTATAAGATTATGAAACAACTAAACGAGGAACAAGTGAAGCAGATTCCAGCTATGAGAAATGAGGGTAAAACCGACCAAGAAATAGCTGATGAGTATGGTGTAGCACGCAATACGATTACTAGATGGGTAAAGAAGTTGCGAGAAGCCGGACACGAAATTAAAAGATTCCCACGAGGTGGGAGACCAAAGATGCAGTTATGAACCCTGACGACTACGATGAAGACGGAAATAACATTGTGCCTTGTCCTATATGTGGCGATACACGATGTCCAAGCAAAGAATATAATGGAAAATGCCCAGAAGAAGACGAATTTATTAAATGTCTTGAAGATAAAAAATAATTATGACAGAACAAACAGGAGTACCATTGCCAGAACACCAACCAGATGTAGTTGAAGCAGACACTGGATGGTCATTTTCCAAGATTTGGAACGACTCTATCGAGAAGCCAGATGACCGTGAGTACGAAGCGCGTGACTATATGTGGGCGAGTGAGCTAGGGAAGCTGTACACCGATGTGTACCTGAAGATGCAAGGCACGAAGCAGACCAACCCACCAAACGCACGTTCATTCCGTAAGTTTGAGGCCGGTAACTTGTGGGAGTGGCTAGTGATGATGATTCTACGGCGAAGCGGGCTACTGATTGAAGACCAACGGCGTATCAAAGTAGGCTACCCCGGATTGATTGAGGTAAGTGGCAAGATGGACTTCTACGCTGGAGGTACACCCGACTACGATAAAGCAGCTGAAGATATTGCTGGACTGTACCTACCACCAAAGACCGAGCAAATGATGAAGAATGTGATTGAGCATCTACGAAAATCATACCCTGATGGACTTGAACCAAAGGCACTAGAGATTAAGTCAGTATCGTCATTTATGATGAACGCGCTGGAGATTACTAAGAAGCCACTAGCGATTCATGCACTACAGGCGTACCACTACACCAAGGATGAGATTATTGACCGAGCTGATGTGGTGTATATCTGTCGAGATGATTGTCGCATGATGGAGTTTCCTATCTTTGCGGGCAACCCTGAGTACGAGAAAATGTATGTTGACTACGTGACACAAATGACCGAGTACTACAAGGCTGGAGTGATGCCACCAAAAGCTGAGCCGATTGTGTTTGATGAATCAGCTGGTAAATTCCAACCGAACCGGCAGATTGGATGGTCGCCATACCTCACACTAGTGTACGAGCTGGAAGACCAAATGGAGTTTGATGAGAAGTACGGTAAAATTCCAGCTGGATGGAACGCGGTGCTGAAGCGTATCAAAGAGGAGAAGAAAATGACACCGCTAAACCTGACACGTATTGAGGAGATGAAAGAGTGGGGATTCGATGCCCACAAGTGTGCTGAGATGTATATTCTACCCAAAGCAGATGATGAAGCTGAGGACAAAGACTAGTATAATTTACCAACTATTAATTAAGCAAAATATATGAACCTAAAAGACCAGATGAACCAAGGCGCTAAAGAATACGGTGCTGAAGGTGGAGGACAATTCCAATTTAGTAAGTCCGGCAAGTACTCACTGCGCATCCTATGCCAGCCGATTGCGATTGCTACCCACTTTTTTGGGCAGGGCAACCCATCACACGTATGTGTCGGTAAAGAAAAAGGCTGTCCGTTTCACACCAGTGACCATAAAAAGCCGTCAGTAAAATTCATCACCTACGTGATTGACCGGCAAGATGAAGACAAGGTGAAAATTGCTGAGATACCGTGGGCAGTGATTAGTGAAGTAGCCGACTTCCAAGTTGAACCTGAGTATGCTTTTGAGGAGTACCCGATTCCATACGACATTCTTGTAACAGTAGACAAAGCGGCTTCGCCAGCTGACATCTACAAAACTATGGCTGCACGAAGCAATAGTGAAGTACCAGCTGAAAAGATTGCTGAGCTTGAGGAAAGAATGAAAGAAAAGACACCTGAAAAGTACGTGGAGCAACGTAAATCTAAGCAGGTCGAAAAGATGGAGTTAGAAAAGCAGTATGATGGTGATGCACAACAGCAAGAAGCACCTGATTACCCTGAAGGGCCGGAAGGCGAACCAAATATCTAGTATGCTGACCGCAACAAAACAGTGTAAGGATTGCTGTGGCGACGGCTACCACCTACACGATAGCTGTGACCATCGAGGCGAGCATGTGCAAGACGAGTGGCCATGCGAAACTTGTGATGGAAGCGGAGAAGCATAGTGTATAATGGAAGGGATTGTTCTTTCCAACTAAATAAGTGTTCATAAAACACCATCCACAAATAGGAAGACCGCCAGCAATGGCGGTTTTTCTATAGTCCAGCAGCGATAACGTCATCTACTGAAGTGGCTAGGATGTATTGGTAGCCGTGTCGCTCCACATCTTCTTGAAATTCCTTTTGAGCTTTCGATTGCACTCCCTTTGTGGTCTTACATTCTACAAAAACAACTGTGGCATGTGCGAGAACGATAATGTCCGAGACTCCCTTGATGCACCACTTGGGAGGTTTGCGGTGTATCTGATTTTTCGCATCCCAGACTCCGACAGTATTTTGTCGCCAGAAAAAGTATTGTGGTTTGTATTCCAGCCACTGGCAGATTGAGCTAACTACATCATTTTCAGATTCCTTCATTATCTTTATTATACACAATCGAGTTTCCGTGTTTATCGCAGATATTTTTATCTATAATCCCTTGACTCCAATACTCACGCAATTTGCGGGGCGAAAATACACCAAAGTATCGATTGAGCATGGTTCTACGCTGAAGGTAATTCATCACTCGGCTATATTTTTTCAAGTCTTCAGTATCAGCCCGGTTGAGCATAGCCCAATCAAGTAACCGGCGCACTTTTATATTGCGAACCATTTCGTGATGCTTGGGACATAGTGGCAAGATGCACCAAGCCTCATTGAGTGCCTTGCGAGCAAACTCGAAGTTGTGGTGAAATTGTTTATGTTCACTACCACATAGACAGCACTGGTGCATGAAGTCATCTGCAAGAAGTTCTTTACGCAACTCATCTGACATTCGCTCAGCCATACTAAGTGTCGTTATAGATTTTTTCCCGCTTGGCGCATTTGCTACATTGCCGGATGTGAATTTCGTGCCATTCGTGCATACACTCACCATTTTTAGCTTCACGTAGCGCTTCACGAGCATCATCACGTTTGAGTACCGAGTAATCTTTGATAATTTGTACCACTTCCTCTTTTGATTTCTCACCGACAAGCTCACGGATTTCGTACAAGGTAGACCAGTTGGTTTCTACTAAGAGCTGTTCATCAATCTGGTATTTATCCACGTACAATCGATGCACAGCAATCAACTTTGAAGCAGTTGCATCAGTAATTCTCATCTCAGCAAGGTACTCAGAAAATGAACTCCATTGCTCCTTCCACATCTCCTCCAATTTGATTCTGGCTAGTCTTTCAGCTAGGACAATGAAGCCCGACTCCAAACCCTTTTTAAGATTAATTGTTTCCTGACAATAATCTGTTGGTGTTATTTCATTCATTGTTATTTTTATTACCGCACATAAACATGAAATTGCGATTCACAAATTCAGTTATGCCTATTTCTTTTAGTTTATCATAGCCAGTACCTTCAGCCAGCCAGTTTTCTGCTGATAGCACGTTGGTATTTTCGAGCGTATGCACTGGTTCGTTCAGCCAGTCTGCATACCCTTCCCTATCAACTTTTTTCATACCAGCCTGTTCGTATGCTTGCTTGAAGGAAACTCCATCTTTTCTGAGCCTCTCAAACTCAAGATACTTTTTGTCTGCTCTATCTCGAGCCTCTGATTTTAGCTCATTGAGTTTTTTACAAACCATCTGAGGAATCACCACCCCCAATTTGGCATTTACATAGTCACACTCCATCTGGTGAATATTAATCTCCATCTCCATCCACTCATCAAGCAATTTTATTGATTCTCGTTTCTGCTCATCAGTGTTTGACTCCATAGTTTCCATTAGTGAAGACCATTTATCGTACACTTCTTGGTACTCCTCCTTCATAGCAGAACGAAAATCGTAAAAATCAGAAGTCATCTGGGTCAGTGCTGTAAGCATTACCCTCCTCTTTCAAATAGTGCTTGTCGTGGAACATGAAGAATGAACCGGGAGTACCGACTCGGCGATTCTTCACCACTCGAACCTTCGCTTTGATGTCGTCTTTTTCTAGCACCTTCCGGCGAGTGTTCTTGAGGTCATCATCATTTGGAACTCGCCAAACCATTACGATAGTGTCAGCCAAACGCTGCACCAAACCTGAATCTCGAATATCTTCTTTTCGCGGCTCTCGACTCGAACCTGAAGGGTCATCCTTGGTGTGGGCAATCAGACAAATAGCAATATCGTGCATCACTGCGATGTTTTTGATTTTTGCCATCAAGTCTCCAATTTCCCATGACAAGTTTGAGTTCTTCTGCATCACTGCCATTGAGAATATCTGCTGAAGGTGGTCGATGAAGACAACCTTACAATCGAATTTCACCTTGGCCTCAACAATACGCTCCTCAATCCATTCTACTACTGGGTCTTGATTCTCATTCGGCAAATAGAAAAGTGGAAGCTCATCACTTCGAGCCGTCATTTTCTTGATGAACTGCCGTGGAGTAACCTCGAGTGTGAACCAAGCTGTCTTGAAGCCCTTGCGAGCCATGTTCTGAGTGATTGACATAGTGAGTGTCGTCTTACCCTCACCTGAAGGGCCAGAAAATAGCCACACTTCACCAGCTTCAATACCGCCCTCGTGCATCTCATCGAGTGACTTCACCCCGGTTGGAATGATGAAGCTGGAGTCTTCAGTCTCCTTGAGTTGTTCAGCCAAGTCGATACTGGAAACCATACGGTCATCACCTTCGTACTCAGACAGTTTTTTCTCAGCCTCAAAAAGCTCCTTGCCTCTGAGTTGACCAATAAACTTTTTCTCAGCCATAATTATTTACTTAACTCCTTATAATGTTTCTTTCCGCACCTCCTCCAGCAAAGGCAGACAAGCGTCTACTCCTTCGTTGAAATCCCTACACCCACAAATAGCTGGGTACTGTTCTCCACAACCTCCACAACCAGTAAAGTGGGGGTCGTC